CTAGTTTGATAGGATCTGTAACTCCCCCGTTAATCAAAGTCTGTTTTAAGAAAGCTTCATTAGATGAGGCATTTTTTCCTAAAGGTTTTCCTATAGGATTATTATTAACAGGTACCGGTCCGCTTCCTGCAGTTGGACTAGATGGTGCATCCAAAGGTTGGTTAACCTGTGTATTTGTTTTATCAGGAGTAAAATTACTAGGATTGACACTTTCATGATGATCCCACGGCTCGTGCGTTGGAACACGTTGCATAATACTTTGAATATCGCTATCTTTATAGAACTGATTATTGGACCATCCAACTCCTGCTGTTCTGTTAGGTAAGGAAAATACTTCTAACGCTGTAGGCACATCGGGAGTAGTTGGGGCATCTGTGTCATACGAGTTCAGTGATATAGTAGGAGCAACTAATTTTTGTTGTCCTGTGGCACCTAAACTCATGTTTGCGCCCGATATCGCTCGTATATCTCCACCAGCAGAAATGCTCATTGCACTACTAGATTGCAATCTCATTTCTGCGTTAGAATCTAGATTATAATTTCCACCAAATTGTAATTTTCCTTGCTTACCGACCAAAAGGTAATACTGATCGATGACGTTAGTTTCCATCGTACCACTAGCCTTGATATGCATGTTTCTGCCTGCTTCAAAGTTTATATCACGGTCGGCTCTAAAGTTAAAATCTTGTTCGCTGTGTATGCTTACAGAATCCTCGGCATAGATGTCTATCTTACCATTACTGGTCATTTCTAACCACGCAGTTCCTTTGGCATTTGCTATGTAAATTAAATCTGCAGAATTGTGCAATAGAATCTGATGCCCAGTTCGTGTTCTTAATCTTACTAGTTCGTTCTTACCATCTTTGTCACCGTCATCCATGACAAAGGTCGTTCCTCCCAACCGGCTAACTGGTGCTTTGACAGGATTCTCAAATCCAATTTCAGCTCTCTTAGCATTTGGTGACTGATCGATAGGACCAGGAGTGCTTATTCCAAATACCTGGCTTGGAACTTCTCTTCGAGCACTACTGCTTGTTACTCCGCGAATAGTATCTAATAATAAACCTTCTTGTAGTAATCTGTCTGCGAAAGGATGTATAGGTTTAGTAAACGTACTAGGAGTAGGTAACTGTAATGTTCTACTTTTCTTATGGAATTCCGCAACAGGCAAATAGTTAGTACCATATTTTGTCTGCTGTTCGGGTGTCATTTCTGTGTATTTGCTAGCCGCAATACCAGGAATCATATGGTTCTGAAAACGATCCTGTACACAACCTATCCAATAACCGGCGTTAGAATCTCCATCTATGAAGATACACAAAACTGTGCTTCCAATGTCTGGCGGTACCATCCACATTCCGTAGGATTTTTGTACATCCTGGAAATTTGCAGAATCGTTTCCTTCAAAATCAACATTGGTTGATCCGGCGAACGGACTTAGGTATCGAACAGCAACCTGTGTACCTTTAAGATCTATCTTTCCAGAAGTTCCTTTGAGTAAAGTAACTTCAAGCATACCCATGTATGTGGTATCTAGGTGGTTGGTTACTATCCCTAGATAGGGACCTTTTCCTATATGTTTTCCAGGACCTCTAGATTCTATATTGACTGGACTACTCATTAACCTTCACCCCATCCATTGTTTATATTCCCTTGGTTTGTCGACGCCACTAACTTATCTAGTGGACTCGATACTCTGTTAGAACCAAATACAGCAGATGCTGATTTAGAAAGATCTGCAGACCCGCCTTGCACTAAGCTAGTAATTGCAGATTGATTTGATTCAACTGATCCTAATCCTGCTTGTGCTGGCGATAATCCTGCTAGACTGTTAGACACATTAAGATTCGATCCTACAAGGTTATTTAAACTCGCCTGGGATGCTGTGAGTTTGTCTGTGAGTGCAGTTGGACTAACTGACCCTAATCCCTGTGTTAGTCCGCTTGTTGACTGTCCAATTGAATTAGTCAACTGGTTAAATCCGGAAATACCTGGTAAGTTTCCTGAACTGATGGGTGTTGTTAGCCCGCCCTGAGTTAATGATCCTGCACTAGCCATCATTAATGCGGCATTTGTATCTGCGCCTAAGTTGTCTAGCTGTACTGGAGGTAAATTTCCTACGTTATCTTGTGTTACGTTTGCCATAACAAGACCTTGTCCCTTAAATGAATTTAAGTCAACGTTGTCTGGTACTTCGCTTTGGAATGTTTGTAGCTGTGAAAGCACTTTACTTTGTATTGAGGGATCCAATCCAGATACTTGAGAGGGATCTATTCCTACACTAGATGCTAGTCCTGCGGGATCTAAGTTTGGAACGCCCGCTGTTACTGCTGTTATATTTGCTTTAGCGTTGTTTAATAGAGAATCTGCTTGACCTGTTACATTGCCAACTGCTGATCCTGTTAACCCAGTTATGCTTCCGCCACCGGCAGTAATTTGACTAGTAACACCAGATGCTAGGGTGGCGGCAGAGTTTGCAGTAGGAACTGCTCCACCTATTATATTATCAACACTGGCAACAGTTGCAGGAGCCAATTTAGATGCGCCGCCTATTATATTTGACAGTCCGCTAGTGGCTAACCTAATACCAGATGCTAACGCATTTACACCATTTAAACTTGACCCCACGTTGATCCCTAATTGAGGTCCTATAGTTCTAACTTGTCCTACTATATTTTGTACCGCGCCGCCTACTCCCGCAACACCGGTCAGTCCGCCGGTAGCCGCACCAACAAGTCCTCCAATTCCGCCGCCTGCCGCATTAGTAAAGTTAGGAAGAGACCCTAAACTGCCAGCACTAGGCAAGCCTCTAACAAGTGTAGCTATTTGTAAATCGTTTGGTCGTGAACCACTAGACTGAACTCCAATCGGAGCAATGTCTTTAACCTGTTGTTGTCCTGGTTCAGGCGTTGTTTTAAATCCAGGACTTGTGTCTGCTTTCTTAGCTTCTATTAGTTGGCCGTTCATACGTAAAACTGTCATAGACTGTTTAAACACACCGCCGTTAAAATCGGAATTAACTTCTGTAACTTTGTAAATTCCACTAAATGGCAATATTTGAGAATCGAAATACATTGAACCGCCATTTGCAAATGTATCATAATCTATCGGAGTTCGCCAATTTATGTTTATATAAACATCTCCGCCATACATAGGAGCTTCGCCGTTTGATGTTAGTCCTAGATTTACTAAAGGATGTATTTGATTTCCTACACCACCTGTTGTTACATAATACGGATCTCCGTATATTTCAAGATTGCATTTCATCAAATCAACCGAAGCAGTTATCGCATTGTGCATTGTCTGTGCCAATTGATGATAGGGATCTTGTTGCTTTGCTTGGCCCTGTAATCCGTTAGCTGGTACAAATCCTTCTGGTATCGTTACTACTTTAGCTGTAGGATTTTTCTTTTCTTTAACAGTCTCTTCATTTGCCTTAGGAGCAGTTACGTTTACTGTATTTCCAGCCGCGGCGCCTGTTGAGGCCGCACTACTATCAACAGTTCCTGCTCTAGGAGGCATTGCCTGAAAATATAAATGATTGAATTTTAAATTAAAATTGATAACATCTTTATTTTTTCCCATATACAAATAGTCATAGGTTCTTCTAATCTGATTTGTTATAGGAGTATAATCTGTTACGCCTAATTGTTCGCCTGGTATTTGTGTATAGTGGATGCGATAAGGACATACTACAAATCTAAATAATTTATTTTTTGAAAGACCTTGTGGATCTGTATTTCCTTCTAACAGTTCCACATCTGTTCTAACCATAAAATATTGAACTATTCCATCTCCTTTTTTTGCATCGTCGATGGACCTAAGCATATTTTTAGTATATTCACTATCTCTAATCAAAGCTTCGATAACTTCGCTAACTTTTGACCCTTTTGCAAAATTCGCCAAGTTCTTGCTTGGTTCTAATTTTATAGTATTATCTGTTTTTGTAGGATTCGAAGAAGACTTGTCCTGACCAACATAACCTTCACCAGTTGTCTTGGCTTGATCGGGTGTAGAAAAAGCATATATAGGATTAGCTCTCAATTCATCATTTAGTGGCGAAGCATAAATGCTTCCAGGTCCAGTCCATTCATCAGATTGACCTAATGTTGTAGATACTACTTTAGTGCCGGGTGCTTCTGCTTTTGCAAAATATATTTCATAACGATCTTTATTCTTAGTTTCTGTGCCTTTTGTTTCTTTTGCATCGTCTTCTGTAGCTTTGTTTAAGTTTATAAAAAGATTTTTTAAAAGTTCTCCAACTGTAGTACCTTCTGCTTTTATATCACTTCTTAAATTGTTAGGAAGACCATAGGCCATATCATTTTCTGAATTACATTTTACCTGATATGTAGTTCCTTTGTCTGATGTCTCTACATCTACTCCTGTGATTTTTACAGGATAATATCTAGTAGTGTTTGGAATCAATTCGGGAGAACCGTCTGGACCGGTTACAGTATCTTTATAACCATAAAATTCTATCTTAAGACAAAAATTACCTGCAGGGTATGATATCGCACCAGCCGCACTAGACGAAGTCTGTAGTGCTTCTAAGAATCCACCCATGCTATAAGGTTCATATACGCTAAAACTAATCTTTCTAGGCAAGGCAGTTCCGCCTTGAGGAGAGTACGACATGACTGTATTGATTTTTAAATTATCAATGTACATGTCAAATCTTCCAGGACTATTTTTATTGAAGTCATTTATTAGTCCTAATAACTCTGTTTTGTTTGTTTCAGTATTAGAAACAACCCGTTGACTTAATTGATTTGAAATTACTTGTGTACCTTTGCCAGAAGATTTTAATATAATATATTTCTGACTAGAAACAGCATAATTTGTTGGATCTGATAATGCAGAATCTTCTAATGCACTTAATGTGAGAACATAATTCCAAGATCTATAGTCATGTAGAACGTTGTACTCGCTTCCTTTGAGTACCAGTGGTTGATTTCCTGCTAAGATAGTTCCGTTGGCGGCTTCGTTTGTGGTTCCCGGAACTGCACCCTGCTGAGTAGCTATATCCGCTTGATTAGAATCTTGCGCAGTTTTGCGATCGCCTTCTGGGCCCGGAGTTGCCATTTATTAAATTCCTAATACTGATTTTAGTGTAGTGATCTTTGGAATAAAGATCGTTACACCTGGAACTAGATCATACACAGGGTCTTTAATTATATCTTTATTTCTCATAGCAAACACCCACCATAGTTCTGCATTTTGATAATAATCGTATGCTAATAGATCTGGTCTGTGCATATAGATAGGATCCACGACATATTGTATATCGTCGGCTTGGCTTGGAATATCTCTAAATGCGATGACATCTAAGTATCCCTGGCTTTGATCTGTAAAATAATACGGACTTGCTTTATCGTATGTTGATGTCATTATAGATATCCTTTACCTGCTAATTTTCCATTCAGCCATGCATCTACTCCGTAGTTCATAGCTTCGGTTCTACTGTACATTACATTCAATGTTATTGATAATGTGCAACTTGTAGGAACCATTGTGTTTCCGTAACCCATTGTACCTCTACCAACTTGAATATAATCAACACCATCTGGCAACTCTAATTTAAAATCTGCAACAGTTACTGGAATATTTTTAAATTGATAATCACCGTAGGCATCAAATCGACAGATAGGCGGAGGAGATCCTGCGTTTTGATCATTCCCCCATTTCATTTTTGTTAAAGCACGTAGCACATGCTGGCATGCTAGAATATATGCGGCTTCAAATTCATTTTGTGCTGTAAGTTTACCAGATACAGTGATTGGACCAACTGACGAGCTTTGATAATTGTAAAATTGATAGTTACTATGTGTTACTTTATTTTGACTGTATGCCGCTTGAGTCGATGCGCTTACTTGTGGAGTATAGGGAAATAATATCCCACCTAACTGTTTTAGTCTACCCTCTGGTCCGGCCGCTGGTCCTACTAGATAATTGTCTGGTATGCGCAATTTAACTCGCATGTCTAACGAAGAAAATTCTGCTTGGGCGGCCGCAGGAGACTGAGGTACAGAGTTTAGAGGTGTTCGTTGAAGATTGGCTCCTTGTACAAGACTGCGTGTTGCACCTGCTCCTGATTGTGTTGCTTGATCTTTTGCTTGAGATTCTGAATCTATACTTCCATTTCCGCCTAATGGTGCTGGAGGATTTGTTACGCTTTCTGTATTTCCAGATGCGGTGGCCGCCTGTTCTGCGGCTTGAGAAGCCTGTTGAGTTTGTAGTGCCGTATTGTATGCGTCAGTTGCAGTAGCCAATGCATCATTGGCTTCATCAAAATTATCTTGAGCCGCACTAAGAGCATCTTCTGCATCTGTAACATCTTGTTCATCAAGAGGAATGTATTGTTCTTGCTCATCTATCTTTGCATCAATCTCTGTAGTATCCTCACCATTCTCGATAGCAGTTGCTTGTTCTTTTTGTAGATCTTGTAAAATATGCTGGTCGGCTAATAGACCAACATTTGCATTATCTAGTGCTTGTTGTGCCGAGTCGAGAGTTTTCTTTGCAGAATTAGAATTGTTTTGTGCTTCGGTTAGTGCATCAGATGCAATTTTAAGATCTGCATTTGCTTGAGCAAGCGGTACAGGAGGCGTTGGACTAGGAGTTGAACTAGTTGTACCATCGGGGTTAGTTGTTAATGTGCTTCCATCGTCAAATGTTTGTACTGTCGTGCCACCGTCATCAACTGCTGTATTGGCACCCGGTTCTCCGCTTGGATTTGTGCCTTCGTTTGTAGGGCCTTCATCAATGCCCGGAGTAACAGTAGCAGTATCAGCAGGAGTTGTAGTTCCTGAATTTCCAACTGCATCGGTTGGTTGACCGGCGGGCGGTAACTGAGAGTACTGTATGTTTGCCGCATTTATTTGTTCGTTAAGGGTGGCCCGCTGTGCTGTTAATGCTTCAGCTGTGGAAGTATCACCAGAGGCAGTTGCGTGAAAAATCTGAGTCCCAAGGGCAGAATCTTGATTCTGCAAATCTATAATTTTGTTAGATAACGCTTCTTGATCTGGTGTTAGAGTAGTAGCCATAGTTTATTCCTGTACGTTATTTACCCAGATAAATAATGTGTGCAGTTAATCACATCTTACAAAATGGTTGACTCTCCTGTAAACATTATGTTACAATACTAACTGTAGGAGAAAAATAATGACCGGTATAATAACAACAAGAAAGGTCAAGTATCTCAATAACCGAGATCTACTTGCTGAGATTCACAAAAGTAAGAATTCATATAGCAGTTTTACCAAACCCGAATATCACCAATACGATATAATTTTAACTAATTTGGATAAAGTTAACATTAGAACTATTGCAGATGCTAAACGTGCAAGAGCTAAACGTATAGGATTAGAAATATTCAACAAAGCTAAACTAGCTGGGGATAAAAAAGTCAAACTAGCAGAGGTAACTCCAGACTATAAGACTATTCCAAAAACAGATGTCATCATTCGTATAATGACATTCGAACATATTCCTCTAGCACCAGGTCGTAAAAAGACAGTAAAAAGTACCGCAGACGGACACGATAAAGTAAACTTTCCCCCATTCCAACACTGGAAATTCAACGATGCAGATCAATTAGTGTGTGTAGGTAAGAGTCACTGGAAAGGTGGCATTAAAACAGGTAAGTTTTCCAAGGACCACGGACGTATTACAGAAAACTTAGGTAAAATGTATATCAAACTTTCAGAGCGATATGCACAGCGTAGCAACTGGCGCGGTTATACCTACATTGAAGAGATGCGCGGACAAGCCATTTTACAGTTAAGCCAAATTGGCCTACAGTTTGATGAATCCAAATCAGAAAATCCATTTGCATACTACACGGCGGCTGTTACTAATAGTTTCACTAGAGTATTAAACATTGAAAAGAAAATGCAAAATATTCGAGATGACATGTTAGAAGAAGCAGGACTAACTCCAAGTATGACTCGTCAAACTAGAGATGAATTTGCCGAAGAGGTTGCACGTCAGGCTGAAATATACAAGAACCTGCGTATGCCAAAATCCGAAGAGGCACCAGAAGAAGGCGAATCAGAGGCTTGATCTTTGCCATTTTACCTGCTATACTAACTGTAGGAGAAAATATAGATGGGACTTTTTAAGAAGGCCGCGTGTTTTACTGATATCCATTTTGGATTGAAGTCTAACAGCCAAACGCACAACTTGGATTGTGAGGAATTTGTTGATTGGTTCATTCAACAAGCCAAAGAACAAAATTGCGAAACAGCAATTTTTTTAGGAGATTGGCATCACAACCGTAACTCGATCAACCTAACAACTCTAGATGCTAGCATTAGAAGTCTAGAGAAGTTAGGTGCCGCATTTGAACAATTTTTTTGGTTTCCTGGGAATCATGATTTATTTTATAAAGACAAGCGTAGTGTTCATAGCAGTAGTTTTGGCAAGCATATTCCTGGCGTTACTGTTGTCGACTCCATCCTTACTACCGGTGATGTTACCTTTGTCCCCTGGTTGATAGGCGATGAATGGAAGACCATGCGCAACTTGAAAAGCAAGTATGTGTTTGGACACTTTGAACTTCCCAACTTCTTTATGAACGCTATGGTGCAGATGCCAGATCACGGCGAATTACGAGCCGAAGATTTTAGTAGTCCAGACTATGTATTCTCAGGACACTTTCATAAACGCCAAGTTAATCAGAAAGTTCAATACATCGGTAATGCGTTTCCGCATAACTTTGCAGATGCGTGGGATGACGATCGAGGTATGATGACTTTAGAGTGGGGCGGTGAGCCTCAATATCAGACCTGGGAGGATGCGCCCAAGTTCCGAGTTATCAAATTATCAGAATTAATCGATAAGAAAGACGATATCATGAAATCTAAGATGTACTTAAAGGTACATTTAGATATAGACATCAGCTTTGAGGAAGCTAATTTTATCAAAGAAGAGTTTACAAACAATTATGATATTCGTGAAATGAGTTTGATACAGGAGAAAAACAACTTAGAAGGTACTATCGACGATAATCCAGATGCCAAGTTTGAATCAGTTGACCAAATTGTTAGTGAACAGCTGATTAATATCGAATCTGATGCCTTTGACAAATCGCTATTACTGAATATCTATCATAACTTATGACATTTAATATAAAGAACATAACGGGGAATACATAAATACTTTTTTAGGAGTATATTATGCCAAGAGGCGGATTTCGTTATAAAAGAACATTTACAGAGGATGAACTAAAATTGATTGCTAACCCAAATATATCACTTACGAATCTATGTGAGTTAGTTAATGCTTCTATGCCAACTATAAGTAAACTGCGAAAAGACCTTGGAGTGACTACTATTAAAGGTAGACGAGCAGGATCAGTTGTTCCGCAACAGCGACGAACTATTCAGTGTGTCTGTCAGAACCCGGATTGTAAAAAAAAATTTAGTTCAATAAAATCGGTTCCTCGAAAATATTGTAGCCATTTGTGTCATATCACTGTATACAACCCCGGAGTAAAAGGTGTCGGTAACGGAAAGATGCGTAATCCAAATACTCCAGAATATAGGAGATATGTAAGACAGGTTCACGGATTAAGTCAAAAAGTATATGAACAAAATATAGATATCATTAATCCAGAACGACATCCTCGAACGCTATGCGGAGTCGAAGGCGGATGGCAATTAGATCATATTATTCCTATTAAGGAATGTTTTGAAAAAGGTATAACAACAGAAGAGGCATCGGCAATTACTAATCTCCGAATGCTTCCGTGGAAAGATAATCTTATGAGACAATACAAAAATGTTTAAGATCCGTAATATAACTGTGAAGAATTTTCTCTCCGTCGGTAACCAAACTCAGGCCGTAGATTTTGACAAAGAACATCTAACACTAGTGCTGGGCGAGAACCTAGACTTGGGTGGGGATGACAGCGGAAGTCGCAACGGTACTGGTAAAACTACCATGATCAATGCTCTCAGCTATGCATTGTACGGACAGGCATTAACAAACATCCGTAAAGAGAATTTGATCAATAAAACCAATGCAAAAAACATGCTGGTTACAGTAGAGTTTGATGTTAACGGCACAGCATATCGCATCGAGCGGGGTCGTAAACCCAATGTTTTAAAGTTATATGTCAACGATCAAGAACAAACCGCAGATGACGATGGGGAAGATGATGCACAGGGCGATAGCCGAGAAACCCAAAAACACATAGAACAATTACTAGGTATGAGCCACCTGATGTTTAAACATTTGGTAGCTTTAAACACCTACACAGAACCGTTTTTGAGTCTTAAAGCGGCAGATCAGCGTGAGATCATTGAGCAACTATTAGGGATAACTCTGTTATCAGAGAAAGCAGAAAGTCTTAAATCGCAAATGAAAGACACAAAAGATGCGATTACAAGCGAAACTGCAAAGATCGAAGCTATCAAAACAGCTAACGAAAACGTTCAAAAGAGCATCGACAGCCTAGTTTTAAAGAGTTCTGCTTGGGAAAACAAGAAGCAAAGCGATGTTGAAAACCTAAGTAAAGCTATTATGCAGTTATCTAGCGTAGATATTGACGCAGAATTGCTAGCGCATACTAATTTAAAGAAGTGGACTGAAGATAATACTAAACTTCGCAATCTAATCAAGCAGAAATCGCAATTAGAAGCCGCAGTTATTCAAGCAGAAAAGACCCGCAACAAATACAAAAAAGAGCTAGATGATCTAGCAAATAAAACATGTCCTGCTTGTGAACAAGATCTCCACGATCACAAACACGAAGAAATGACTGTAACTGCTAATAAAAATTTATCAGAAGCACAAACATATCTAGATAAAGTGTTTAATGATACTGCAAAGATCAATAGAGAAATACAAGACGTTGGTATTATTAATAGACAGCCTATAACTTTTTACGAAACTGAAGCAGAAGCACTTGGTCATAAAAATAACTTAGACGGATTAGAGAAAAGTCTAATCTCTAGAGCAGATGATCCCAATCCCTACGACGAACAAATAGAAGAACTTAAAAGTACTGCTATACAAGAAATCACTTGGGATACAATAAATGATCTAACCCGTATTAAAGATCATCAAGAGTTCTTGTATAAGCTATTGACCAATAAAGATAGCTTTGTTCGTAAGAAGATCATTGATCAAAACTTAACATACTTGAATAAGAGATTGAGTTATTACATCGACAAAATCGGATTACCACACACAGTTACATTTAAAAACGACCTTAACGTAGAAATTACACAGTTTGGACAGGATCTAGACTTTGATAATCTAAGTCGAGGTGAACGCAATAGACTTATCTTAAGCCTGAGCTGGGCATTCCGTGACGTATGGGAAAACTTGTATCAACATATTAACTTGTTATTCATCGACGAGTTAATTGACGCAGGTATGGATGCGGCCGGAGTTGAAGCCGGTGTAGCTGTCTTGAAGAAGATGTCTCGCGAAAGAAACAAGAACATTTACTTAATTTCACATAAAGATGAGTTGATTGGTCGAGTAAACACCGTGCTTCGTGTTATCAAAGAGAACGGTTTTACCTTTTACTCAAACGATGTGGATGTTATCGAAACATAATGCTAAACAAATACAACGAGCTTCATGAAAAGATGTTTACTCAGCTAGTTGAATGGTACAATGTACATCAATACTGGTCGAGAAAGCCCACTTACGAAAAAGCAGTTGTACTACGCATGGCTTTGAAAGCCTTGCGCGAAACAGAAAAAGAAATAATGGACGAAATCCAAGTAGTCAAAAGAGCAGTTAGAGAAAAAAATCAAGCAACCAAGGAAAAGAATAATGAGCGCAACAATTGAATCAATCAAATCAGCAATCGCAATGTGGGAATCAGAAGATGCAAAGTTTACTAAAGGCAATTCAGCCGCAGGTACACGTGCTCGCAAGGCGTTAGCAGAAGTAGGCAAGTTAATCAAAGCTCGCCGTAACGAAATCACTGAAGAGAAAAATGCTCGCAAGGAGGCCAAGACTGCTTAATGTCTTGGACTTATCAAGGAAATCTAGTTGAAGAACTACCCGAGGACTGTGTTGGATTTGTTTATCTAATCACTAACACAGTCACGGGGCGTAAGTATGTTGGAAAAAAATTGGCTAAGTTTGCCAAGACCACATACAAGACCGTAAAACTCAAGAATGGCAAGAAGAAAAAGAAACGTATTAGAGGTAAAGTAGACAGCGACTGGCAAACTTACTACGGAAGCAGTCCCAATCTAACAGCAGACATAGAATTATTAGGCACAGACAAATTTACCCGCGAAATATTATATTACTGTAAATCAAAATCAGCAACATCGTACATTGAGGCCCGCGAACAATTCGACCGCAAAGTATTAGAATCAGACGACTATTATAACGGACACATACAGGTCCGTGTACATGGCTCACACATAAAAGACAAAATCTAGGCTCTCTAACAGTAAAAGCTAGCACAGGCTAACATCGTGTGCCCACGCCAACTCGATAATAAGAGGGACGGAATTCTCTGCGCTGTACAGAGTACTCAACTACCATCCTTAACAGGACGTCGATCGCAAATGCCGCGGTTTAGTTGTTTGAAAAGAGTGAAAAAGAGCTAAAATGAGGGGACAGAGAAGCCCCGAGTTATTGGACAGGATCGCATCTGTGTAATAACTGCCGTCAGTAAAGACGTAGCTAGTGGTACAGGCTGACCGCCACGGTAATGCTACAATGCGATGTGACTTGCGTACTCAGATAATGTCAAGTTTTTCTTAGCCCGGGCAGGGCTAAGTGTGACCATTATATCTAGATAATATCTTAACTGCTTCGCAGTTCTATAATGCTCTATAATTAGATATAGAAATAGCTTCAAGCGATAGCGCAGAAGCATGTGAGCGTTAGCTCACATAAGTACTTAAAATCACTTTTTGAGTTAAATAAAAGAGCAAATTATCATATTGGAGTTATCTAATGCGTATTGAAGAACTATTAATAGAAAATCAAGATCTCGAAGAAGGTCCTCTTGGAACTGTTGGTCGAGCTGTAGGCGATTTTGCCGGCGGAGCCGCTAATGCAGTTGGTGCTACTATCGGTGGAATCCGTGGTGTTGGGGACAAATTTAAACAGGGATTCAATTCAGGACGCAAATATGTAAATGGCGTTGATAAAGGCGCACAAAATCCTAAATCTCCATATTATGATCTAACAGGTATTGCTCCAGACGGACAGCAAGGTGCTGGACAACAGCAAGCTGGCGGTCAACAGCAAGCTGGCGGTGTTCAAGGACAGGATCCAAATCAATTACGTCAACAAGGTAAAGCTCTAATACAACAAGCTGATGAGTTAGAAAAACAACAAAAATCTCAACAGCAACAACAGCAGTCTAATACACAGCAACAAAATACACAACAAGCTCAAAATACATCAGGTGGCGTCCCTACAGGATCTGCTAGCAATGCAGACGGCGGATCTAATGCACCTGCTAATACACAGCAACAACAGCAACAAAATACAGCACCGGCTAATGCAACACAACCTCCAGCAGATGCTAACGCTACACCACAGCCTAATGCTACGCAACCACCGGCTAATGCTAATGCAAATCCTCCGGCAGATGCTAATGCAACACCACCAGCAGGCACAACACCTCCTGCAAATAATCAACAACAGCAAAAACAAGCCGGCGATCAAAGAGATGCTAAATCAGTAGCGGCCGCAACGAAGGCTAGATTACAAGGCCAAAGACAAGCAGGTACAAGTATGGCCAAGTCAGCTGGAAACAATTTTAGTAATTGGGTAGGAGGCAGTCCTAACTATAAAGGATTTGACGCACAAGGGAACGCTATTCCAAACAAGATCAAGCGTGAAGATATGATGTTTAAGAGTAGATTCTTAGAAGGTTGGATTTAATTCACTGGCACATAAACAAAAGCCTGCAGAAGCAGGCTTTTTTATTGATTAAAAGAATGGTAGTCGAGTTTCTTTAGTAGTTTCTAAATTTTCAGTAATGATTTCACTCATTAGCTCTCGCTGTATACTATCAGTTGCAAACATTTCATCGAGGGTAACTCCTCCTCTCATATACCAACAGAACTTTAGTATTTCTTTTGTTATAGCTCTTGATTCTCTTTCCATGTCGTTGGCTAGTTTAAGTATTTCGGCCATGGATAGGCTCAAGAGCTTTATGCGAAAAAACTTGCGTAGTCAAACACTATAGGTAATTCTACTACATTAGGTTTTTCTGGATCTTGGCTAAGGTTAATATTCATAGGTTTGATACTGTTAGTTTCTCGCATCTTATCTAAACGATCTTTAACAGCATCAAAAACTTCTTTGTCACTGTTTTCCATAAATTCCTTAATGAAATCAGAATCCTCAGTTGACCCTGCATCTGAATCAATTTTATAGATACACTGATTGATAATACCAACTGTGATATCAGTTAATCGTTTAAAACTTTCTCTAAAATATTCTAGACGCTGTTCTTCGCTTAAACTTTCATCCTTGACGATTTTCATAATACGTTGACTTTCAAACTCAGCCAAATTATTACCTGTTGCTGTTTTGTAATCCAAAGGACGGATATACATTACTAGATTTTCTTTAACTTCGATGCGTTCGTCCCATGTGATGCTGGCCTGTAATTGATCTAAAATAGTGCGTAGATCGATTTCAAATTCTCCGCTACCTCCTTCTAGTTCCGCATGTGTTACCTGCAACGGCATCATATGTCCGTAGGTAGCCATTCTAATAGCTATCAATATTACATCGATATCAATGCTAGGGCATGCCCAAGCATTTTTTATGTTAGGCATACAACTGTGTATAACATCTACTATGGCCTGTCCGTTGATCAATGCATCTGGCGTTTTAAGAACCAATTCGTCTTTAGCAGTCATCGAATATATTGGATATTCGCCGTTGACACTGACGTTTATTGCGCCCTCGGGCCAATACTTGCCGCCGCTAGGTAGCTTGATGTAGATCTTAGGTTGGCGCATGTGAACTAGCAGAGGGTTTTGTTTTTTCTCTACTGTAGGTTTGGTATCCATTTTTTTCTCCGAATAAATAACTTACTAATGTGTGATTGTATTTATATACCACTATAACCAAGGAAATTAAATGGCGGCAGTATCAGGAACCCTAGGAGGACAACCAGTTGTTTTAGACAACATGGCTTCGGAAGAAACCCTAAAAGCCATTCTAGCGGCCCTTAAAGGACAAGCAAAAGCGGGTGCAACCGCGGCAGGTGCCGGCGGTGGTGGTGACAAAGGTGTTTCCGGACTAGGAAAAGCCGCAAGTGCCGCAGGTGAATCCATGGGCGTACTTGGTAAAGTTGCAGGCATGGCTACTGGTGGTCTAGGATTTGTATTCAAAGCACTTACTGGTATTGGTGGCATGTTGCTAAAAGGCTTTGGTGCAGTCCTTGGCGCAGTATTTGAAGCTGGTAAAGCTCTTGCAAAACTAGGCATGGAAGCAATGGACGGACATCTACGCATGAGCCAGTTCTTTGATGCTTTCAAAGATATGCCAATCGTGGGTACTGTTGCAGGTCTATTTGCACAACTAGCAAAAATCCAAGAAGAAGAATTAGATGCTTTCCGTAGAATGTCTAAAACAGGTGTTGGATTTGAAGGCGATCTAAGAAAAATAAGAACTGCTTCGTTAGATATGGGCGTAAGTCTAACAGAATTTACAGGCATTATGAAAAATGCACAAGACACATTCCGTGGCCTTGGTGGTAATGCAGAAGACGGAGCAAAAGCATTTGTCAAACTATCAAGTCAATTGCGCCAATCAGGTGCGGGCGACAGTTTACGTGCTCTAGGTATGAGTGCAGAAGACAGCGCCAACGAAATGGCATTGTTTGTGAGAAACAATGGCGGATTGACTGCCGCACAGAAAAAAGATTATCAAGGTGTTGCAAATTCTGTTGCAGAATATGCAAAACAAACAGACAGGCTAGCTAAACTTACTGGTCAAAGTTCAGAAGAAATTGAAAAGAAAATGGCCAAGGAAGCACAAGACGAGGCTTGGCAAGCAACACTTCAAGGCATGGACGAAAAAGATCGCGAAGCCGCTAACGAAGCTCTTAAGGTTGCACTAGCAACTGGTGGACAAGGTGCTGTTGATGCACTGAAAGCCAAGATGATGGGCTTACCTCCAATGACCGAAGCAGGACAAAACTTTGTATCGATGAGCGGTGAAGCTAGCAAACGTCTAGAAGAAATGGAAGCTGTTACAAAGAGTAACATGAGTGCAGAAGAAAAACGTCAGAAGCTAGAAGAGCTTGGCGCAAAACTACAACTCGACCGAGCACACGATGCAGAAAAAATAGGAATTAAAACACTACAGGCAATGGCCGCCCAAGGCGATCAAAATGCTATAGCTATGTTAAAAGCCAGCAACGATATGAGTAAAGCTGGTATTACTACATACGAAGGTGCTGTAGATAATTTAAAGAAAGTAAACGAAGCCCAAGAAAAACAAATGCATAGTGCCGCCGCCATGGCCGCAAATGCAGAAAATGATTTACAAGCAATGGGCAAAGCGATATATGCAGTTATAGGTCCGCTGTTAGATGCAGTGATGCCTCTAATGAATGGCATGGTTAAGACATTTACAGATTGGATATCGGGTCCAAACGGACAGGCAAGGTTAGAACAGTTTGGCTCTTATGTAAAAGAGATGATTGGTAAGTTAGTAGACTACGGCAAGAATCTATTCAGCAAAGAAGGTCGAGACAAGATAATGAATGATGTTATGTTCTTCTTTAAAAACTTATGGATCGATATCAAACTTGCGATAGCAAAATCTATCCCCGGTGGTAGTTTATTCTTTGATGAGAAAGATGCAAAAGCGCAACGCGATGCGTTAGACAAAGAAAAAGAAGCAATGGACACTAGAGCCAAAGCCGCAACAGAAAATGCAATGCACGAAGGCGATATTGCGGCCGCTAAGTTAAAAATGGAACAAGGCGGAATAGCTAAAGCTGAAGAAGCTCAAAAGAAACTATTGAACGACAACTTGGCTGAAAAAGAAAAATTAAACAAGATGGAAGACAGTGAAGCCAAGCGAGATTTAATTGAGAAACTGGCACTAAAAGAAAAAGAATATAAAGACAATCAACGAATAATCGATTCCGCAAAAAACATGAAGGAAGAGCAGGCTAAACAACAAATAGCAGATGCGGCAAAAAATAAAGCCATAGTTGATGAACAAAATAAAAAACTTGCGGCACCTGCTAATCCTAAACCAGATGATAATTCTGAAGATTTTGATTACAGTACTGCTATGGCTACCGGCGGTAGTTTATCATCAGGAAAAACCGCAATGGTGGGAGAACAAGGACCTGAAATTATCAAAGGACCTGCAAGTGTAACATCTACCCAAGAAACAAAAAATCTAATTGACGGCCAGAATGCTGTTGTTGCGGCCTTAAACATGTTAAATATGCAAACAGCAAAACTAATTGCTCTAAATGCCGAGCAAGAAAAACATCAGAAAGTTATGTCCGATAAGCTGGCATGGACAGGAAACTTGTTTGAATAAGGATTAATATATGGCTTGGAAAAAGTATTTCACACCGGTTTCTACCACAGGACAATTAGGTCCTATTAGTGGAGGATCTGGTCCATCTCCTGCAAGAACAAACTATTCAAGCTATCTTCCAGACGTCTATTCAGGACATCCAAATCGTTTAGAACGTTATGGTCAATATGACACAATGGATACTGATTCAGAAGTTAACGCGGCCTTTGATATCCTAGCTGAATTCTGCTCGCAGATGAACGATGAGAACATGACTCCGTTCCAAATTGAATTTAAAGAAAAAGCAACTAGTACTGAAATCAAAGTTATTTCAAAATATCTACAACAGTGGACTAAGCTAAACAAATTTGATACACGCATTTTTAAAATAGTTCGTAACGCATTTAAGTATGGCGACAGTTTCTTTGTGCGCGATCCAGAAACACAAGCATGGATGTATATTGATCCTAGTAAAGTAGATAAGATTATCGTTAACGAAAGCGACGGTAAAAAACCCGAACAGTATGTAATTCGCGATATCAATCCAAATTTACAAAGCCTATCAGCGACACAGATTCAACCCACTGCCGGTGATAGTGGCGGATTTGGAAGCGGACAATACAATCAAGCAGGCGCACAACAGCGTGGTATGACTGGTAGTTATGGCGCAAATGGCGGAGCAGGCGGGTCTGGAAGCAGATTCATGCAACAGCAAAACCAGTGGGCCATTGATGCAAAGCACGTTATACATATTAGTCTAAGCGAAGGCTTAGACAATAACTTTCCATTTGGTAATAGCTTAATGGAAGGTATTTTTAAAGTCTACAAGCAGAAAGAATTGCTTGAAGACTCAATCATTATCTATCGTGTACAACGTGCTCCAGAGCGCAGAGTATTCTATATTGACGTAGGTAATATGCCATCACACTTGGCTATGGGCTTTGTCGAACGTATCAAAAACGAAATCAATCAAAGACGTATTCCTAGTGTAACAGGAGGCGGAAATTCAGTAATAGACGCTAGTTATAATCCTTTAAGCATAAATGAAGATTACTTCTTCCCACAAACTGCTGAAGGTCGTGGGTCTAAGGTGGAAATCCTTCCAGGTGGTACAAACTTAGGAGAAATAGATGACTTACGCTATTTTACAAATAAACTTTTTAGGGCGTTGCGCATACCGTCAAGCTACTTGCCTACCGGTTCAGATGATGGAGGCAGTAACTTCAATGATGGCCGAGTGGGTACCGCTTATATCCAAGAGCTACGTTTTAACAAATACTGCGAAAGACTACAAAGTTTATTAAACAGCAATTTTGATACAGAATTTAAACTGTACCTAAACAACAAAGGTGTTAACATTGATCCTAACATCTTTGCAGTTAAATTTCAAACTCCGCAAAACTTTGCTAGCTATCGTCAAACAGAAATGGACTCTGCTAGAATTAGCACATTCTCTAGTCTAGTCGAAATTCCATTTATCAGTAAACGTTTTGCGCTAAAACGCTTCTTAGGTTTATCTGCAGAAGAGATGGCTGAAAACGAAGAGCTATGGAAAGAAGAAAATATTGATGACAAAGAAGAGTTGTCATCTAGCCAAGAATTGCGTGGCGCAGGTATTACTGCTGGCGGAATCACAGGTGATATGGATTCGCTAGGCGGATCAGATACCGGCGAAGAAGGAATGGATCCTTCAGAGTTAAGTCCAGAAGGTGATATGGGTGCAGGCAGTGGCGTACCCGGCGGTGCTCCAGCAGGGGCCCAACCTGGTTCACCTGTCTAATATTTGGTAAATACTCATATGCTACTAAACGAGTTTATCTATTTTAACGAAACCGACCGCGATATGCAAGATCAAGATCGCTACGATCCTTTTGACGACAAAAGCATTTTGAAATCTAAGGATCTACGTAAGACTAGATTAACCCTACGCATGATCAATCGTTTGCGCAAAGCAGGCGAATCGAGGGATAAAGAGCAAAAAGAAGACCTAGTGATAGTACGTAAAATGTACGCACAACCAGAGCCCGAAGAAGCGGCCGGTGGTCTATAAATTAAGCTATCAGTTAATTTGATTGACAGATATCTTAAATATTTTGGTCAAAACGATTCAAAAATCGTTAAAAAATATCCCATCTAAAGTCAAAAACGGCCGTTTTTGGCCTATTTCCCATAAGTAATTAACCTGGCTGTTAAATATACTTTGACAGCCTTGCCTTACAACGATTAAAGGAGAACCCGCAAATGTCTACAAAATTTGAACAGTTGCTAGATTTACTTGTAAACGAAGAAACAGAAAAAGCCAATGAACTTTTTCATGAAATTGTCGTAGAAAAATCTAGAGAGATTTATGAGAATCTTATTGCTGAAGAAGCAGAAGAGGACGAAAAAGACGAAGAAGAACCGGAAGACGAAGGTGTTGAAGAAGCCTTCGATATGGAAGACGAAGGTGAAGAACCAGAAGTAGGTGGCGATGCTACTGATGCTTTTGTTAGCGACACTGAAGACGAACCAGAAGGTGAAGACGACATGGACATGGGCGCAGAAGAAGGTGGTGATGAAACTCCAGCTACTAAAGCCGATGTACAAGACCTAGAAGACGCACTAGAAGAACTAAAAGCTGAATTCGAGCGTTTAATGAGCGCAGAAGAAGCTGAAGAAGAAGAAAACCCAGGAGTTCACGGTGACTCATCACTAACAGGTGATGAAGAAGGTGACGAATCTGAGGAAGGCGACCAAGAAGCTGACGACCAAGAAGAAGAATACGAAAGTCTTTATCAAGAAAGCCGTCAACTAACACGCGAATATCGTGAAAAAGTATCTACTCCATCTATGACTGATGGTGGTGGTGTTGGTTCTGGCAAGGGCGACCTAGCTGGCCAAACAGGTACAGTTAACACAAAAAGCCCAGTAAGTTCTGGTGCAGGTAAGCCAACAACTTCAGCAAGTGCTAAAAATATTGCCGCAGGTGGTACAGGAGTTGGAAACAACACAGGTACAAGTCCTAACGCAAAAGGACCAGCAGGTGTGTTGAAAGCAGGTGGTGACTTTGTTCCAGCAGGTACAAAGAACGTAGCATCTAGCGCAACAGCTAAAATGCCAGATGGTGCAAAACTATCAGGTGTTAGCAAGCCAGCTATGAAGAAAGAAGGTGAAGGTGTTGGTGCAGGTCGCGGCGATAAAGCTGGTCAGACTGGTTCCGTTGACACACGTAGCCCAACAGATCGTAAGTTTTAATTAGAGAACTTGGATGATAAAATACCTAAGAGAAAACCTAAATTTTGATCAAGCTCGTGTAGAATTATACGAAGCTGAGGAGAAAGGCCAGAAGAGCTTATACCTAAAAGGTATTGCTATTCAAGGCGGAATCCGTAATCAAAATCAACGTGTTTATCCTGTGGGCGAAATCACAAATGCTGTCAAGACATTAAATGATCAAATACAAAACGGTTATTCAGTCTTAGGCGAAGTTGATCATCCAGATGATTTAAAAGTGAATTTGGACCGCGTTAGCCATATGATCACAGATATGTGGATGGACGGTCCTAATGGTTACGGTAAGATGAAAATTTTACCTACACCAATGGGTAACTTAATAAAAACTATGCTTGAAAGCGGTGTAAAACTAGGCGTTAGTAGTAGAGGTAGCGGAAACGTTAACGAAGCTAGTGGCGAAGTATCTGATTTCGAGATCATCACAGTTGATATAGTTGCACAACCTAGCGCACCAGGCGCTTATCCTACACCGGTTTATGAAGCACTCATGAATCAACGTGGCGGAATGAAAGCCTGGACCGTTGCTACAGAAGTAAAAGAAGATCCAAAGGCCCAGAAGTACATTAAGGAAGCTCTTCTTAATGTGATTAAAGGTCTAAAATAAGCCTAAGGAGATAGATAGATGTTGGACGCATTCAAACAACTAGTAGAAAGTGGCATGATGTCTGAGGAAGTAAAGTCTCAGATTGAAGAAGCTTTCAATGCTAAAATTCAAGAGAATCGCGACCAAGTCACAGCTGAACTTCGTGAAGAGTTTTCTCAACGATATGCACACGATAAGGGTGTTATGGTTGAGGCAATCGACAAGATGATCGGCGAGAGATTGGCCGTAGAAATGGCTGAACTTGCAGAAGACAGAAAAGCATTAGCGCAAGCTCAAGCTAAGTATGCCGCAAAAATGACCGGTGATGCTACCAAAATGGAATCATTTGTTATGAATCAGCTAGCGAAAGAATTAGTTGAATTCCAAGGCGACCGTAGAACAGTTGCTGAGAATATCAACAAGTTAGAGCAGTTTATTGTTCATGCTTTAGCTAAAGAAATCAAAGAATTCGCAGAAGACAAACGTGATCTAGCAGAAACGAAAGTTAAGTTAGTAGCGGGTGCTAAAGAGAAATTTGATGAAGTTAAGAAACAATTCATTAGTCGTGCCGCAAAGGTTGTAGAAGGTACTGTAACACAGAAATTAACATCTGAAATCAAGCAATTGAAAGAAGATATTGATTCTGCTCGTACTAACAACTTTGGTCGTAAGATTTTTGAAGCATTTGCCCAGGAGTTTTCAAGTTCCTATATTAACGAAAAATCTGAAACAGCAAAACTGTTGAAGGTTATCGCTAAGAAAGAACTAGAAGTCGCCGAAGCACAACAAGCTCTAAACCAAGTACAAACCATTGCAGAATCCAAAGAACGCCAAATCCGTGTTCAGAAAGATTTAATGGAACGTAAAGAAGTAATGAGCGAGTTATTGGCACCTCTAAGTGCTGACAAGAGAGACATAATGAAGTCATTGTTGGAGTCTGTGCAAACAGGCAAACTTCGTACTTCATATGACAAATACCTACCAGCGGTTCTAGAAAACAATGTCCAGAAACCAAAAGCTGTTTACCTAAAAGAAGCAGTTGAAGTGACTGGCGATCGTGAAGCGAAAAGTCAGCCAGAGGTAGGCTTAGATAATATTATAGATATCCGCAAATTAGCGGGTCTAAAATAATTGAAATTCAAGGAGAAGACGTAAATGTCACAATTATTAAATGAAAGATGGTCAGAGACCAAAGAAGCTCTGCTTGAAGGCCTACAAGGTAACCGTCGTTCTTCTATGCAAGTTTGCTTAGAGAACACACGTAAGTACTTGGCTGAAAGCGCAACAGCAGGTGCTACCAGTGCTGGTAACATCGCAACACTTAACCGCGTGATTCTACCAGTAATCCGTCGTGTTATGCCAACAGTTATCGCTAATGAAATTATTGGCGTTCAACCAATGACAGGCCCAGTTGGTCAAATCCATACTCTACGTGTTCGTTACGCAGACAATGGTGACCAAGTTGTAGCTGGTGATGAAGCATTGAGCCCATTCAAGATTGCCGCCGCTTACAGTGGTAACAATGTTGATGCAACTCCAAAAGCTAACACAACAGCCGCAATGGAAGGTACACCTGGTAAGCGTATGAGCATTCAAATCTTGAAAGCACCAGTAGAAGCTAAGTCACGCAAGCTATCAGCTCGTTGGACCTTCGAAGCCGCTCAAGATGCTCAAGCACAACAAGGTATTGACATCGAAGCAGAAATTATGGCCGCTTTAGCTCAAGAAATTACAGCTGAAATCGACCAAGAGATCCTAGCTTCATTAAGTGGTTTAGCATCTGTTGAACAAACATATGACCAGTCACTAGTTTCAGGTACAGCTACATTCGTTGGTGATGAGCATGCCGCTTTAGCTATCCAAATCAACCGTGTTGCTAACTTAATTGCTCAGCGTACACGTCGTGGTGCGGCTAACTGGGCTGTTGTTTCAAACCAAGCGTTGACAATTCTACAATCTGCTACTACAAGCGCATTTGCTCGTACAACAGAAGGTACATTCGAAGCTCCTACAAACACTAAGTTTGTTGGTACATTGAACAATGCAATGCGTATCTATGTAAACAGCTATATGCCTGATACAGGTAATGACAACAATCAAGTATTGATTGGCTACAAAGGTGCTTCAGAAGCTGATGCTCCTGCGTTCTATTGCCCATACATTCCTTTGATGAGTTCTGGTGTTGTATTAGATCCTAATACATTCGAACCAGTAGTTGGCTTCTTAACACGCTACGGCTATGTTGAGTTGACAAATACAGCGTCTAGCTTAGGCAATGCCGCTGACTACTTAGGTAAAGTAGCTATTGTTTCTGCAAACGTAAGTTTCAGCTAATCAGTAGTAGGATTACACATCCAAACAAAAACCGCCCTAGGGCGGTTTTTTGTTGACTTAAAAAAATATTAACCTTGACTGTCGTCTGCTAGAATATTACAGAAAGCATTATACTTTGCAGTACGCTCATCTAAGCCAAGTGTACCACCATTAATACGTTTTGTCATTGTTAGCATGTCATCTTGATCTGCTAATGGATTGAGATTGTTCTTGTGCCAGAACCAGCAGGCTGACCATAATGCGCCTTCTTTGGTCTCTAACCAATCTGGATTTTGTGCTAAAGAATCATTTTGATACAAATCCATAGAACATTGTGTGTAGTTAGATTTACCTGTGATTTGTACAATACCACGACCGCGATAACGATAACCATCTCCCGATTCCTCAGGTCCGTTACCCATACGCCCACCGTAAGCACGATTAGCAATCATTTCTGCATTGCCAGCATATTGAGCCGCAATCTCAGGTGGAAATAAATGAGGCCATACACGGCCCAATGTTTCTGCACGGTAGTTTAAATTTTCATGAACCACTGTAAAGTCCATACTTTCGTGTGAGCATTGTGCTAAAAAAGCCGCCACACGTTGAATTGATGTTATACCAAATTGAGGTAATGTTGCCGCAAGCAATGGGAACCAGTCGCCGATTTCCTGGTTGCTTCTCAAGCATTCTTGCAGTTTGTTAGGGGTAAAATTAAAGTCCATTCGGGTCTCCTTTTGTATGCTTATTTAACTCTACAGGGTATCTGCGGTAAATAATACTGTTCAAAAGAACTTGTTGCGGTGCCAACCGCGCAGTGGGTAGAACCCACATACATTAAGGAGAAATTAAAATGGCAAAAGGTTTAAAAACAGCAAAATATAATAATGAGCAATACACTGGTGCGACAATCCAGATGGACTCACAGATTGGTCCTGCGGTAGTTATATGGGCAAATAGCACATCTACAACTACTTACACAGCATTTGGTGGTGTTGGTGGTAACCCAACAAACACAAGTCCTCGTACTATTCAAGTGCATTTCAAAGATGCAAGCGGTAATGCGTATAATGACGGATTTATCTTAGGACAACGCGGACGTAAACAGTTCGACGTTGAAAGTGTAGGCGGCGGCGCATCAACAAGAACACGTTGCACCCTTGTTGAAAGTGGCACTTTATCCGCTAAACAAATGTATATTCTATTTGGATATAACGGTGGCGGTACTCAATACGCAACTCGTATATCAAATCGTTATGTATGGACAGCAGGAAGTACTGTACGTCTGCCATATACATTAGGTTTAACCGCAGAAGTTCAATATGCCCAAGCAACATCTGGAATAGTTTTTCAAAACTATCCAGGACAAACCCAAACTTATCCAACTTTGGCTGTTGTTGAAGGACAAAACTAAAAATAAGGACTACCTAGGTAGTCCTTTTTTGTATGAAGACATTGGTAACAAGTTTAGACTGGGTAGCAATAGAATCCGAATTAAAAAGTTTGGAAAATACGCTACCCTTGTTTAAACATGATGTTATTCGTTTTATAAAAGCTATCCGAGAGGATGTAACAGCATTAAGCAAACTAGAAGTAGAATTTCGTAGAACACATTCAAAGCAGTTAGAAAGAGAATGTGCTTCTAAAGTAACAAAAATCAACGAACAACTGAAATTAGTCCATAAATTCCATCTTATGAGCCTCCTAGCACAGTAGGTAAATAAGAGTTATGCCAATTCAGTCTAATCTTTTTCACGCACAACTTATCGATCAAACTACAGATACTCTAGGAGATATAGAGTGGGATACTGTTCGCGACCCGCAAACAATACGTAACATCCGACATCTAAGTAATTCTTCTATAGGAGATTTTAGAGAAAGAAGTTGGTTCATAAATTATCTAAATTTTGCAGTAGACGAAACATTACCTAATGTAATAACGGGTATTAAATTAATTACAAAATGCCGCAGAAGAGGCAGAGTATTTGATGAAACTATAGCTCTAAGATATAACGGAAATATAGTTAGCGACAACAAAACTTCATATATTACAGACGTAGAACAGCATCTTTATAATAACGATATTATGACCTATGGTGGAGAAGGCGATCTATGGGGAACTATTATAACCCCAGACATGGTAAGAGATCCTAGCTGGGGGATAACCATGCGATTTCAAGCACATCCTATGTATCCGCATAGCGATGGTATGCAGATTGACAAAGTCCAAATTTGTTTTTACGGCGAATAAATACACTAAAGGAATCATTCTAAATGGCTATTAATGACGTACTACGTGTCCAAGGAAATTACATAATCGAAGCCCCTAACGGCACGATTACGTTAGATCCCGGAATCCCATTCACTAACACAGATGGCAATCCTGCTACGACAGGTACTGTTATTATCACAGGTAATTTAGATGTTCGCGGTGCAACAACTACGATCGAATCTATAACAGCTACAATCACAGATAACGTTATTACTTTGAATCAAGGACAGCCTGGTACTGATCAAGTGAGCCTAGGAAATTCAGGTATCATTATTGATCGAGGCAACAATGCAGATCCTACATACAGAGCTAGTATTCTGTACGATGACACTTATACATGGACTTATTCCGGGGCATCAATATATAAAGGGTCATTTAACTTTGTAAACAAAAACACCGGCGGCGCAATTAAAGTAAATGCAATACGTCTAGGAAATAACGCCCCAACTCTAGCTGGTAATATTGGACCAAGCCTAAGTTTGTTAGGTCCAGAAAATAGAACAGGAGTCTTGAGCGTCTATGGAACAACCAATTACGAAGACTATTGCGGGCTTCACAAAGACAATATACCAAACGTTCAGTATGTACTGAACCAAATCACGTTAGGAGCACAAACTCCTCCAAACGTTAGAAAACTACAACAATTAAACAGCGCAGTTACACTAACAGATAACGGTGTTAATGCACCCAATGTAACTATTAATTTAGGTGGTCCTAATATCCAGTATACATTTAAATCAGACGGCGAATTAAGAATTGACGGATTAAATGCCAGTTTGAGTATTCTAGATAATAGTATTAGCGCAGTCGCTACAACAGCTACCCATGCCCCGTTGGTATTAAGCTCTTACGGTACGGACGGTATCGAATTGCAGAATTATCTAATACTAAAAGATTCAACACAATCTGCGGCATTTTGGACTGCGGCTAAAAACAATCTAACTCCGGGTGATACCGTTGTTTACTCTAGTGCAACTACAGCCGTGTCAGGCGGCGGTACAAACATATTTTTTGTAAATAGTAACAACAAGATAGATCCAACAACAAACACAGTGATACCAGAAGAGCTAGTATCACGTAAAAAAGCATTGGTTTATGCTATCGTATTCTAAGGAAATATTATGATCGTAAGTACACAAATTGCAGGTTACCCAAGCACAACTAACATATTTTTTGCCAGCACAGGTAGCCAATACGCTGTCACTACACTAATATTATGCAATACTTCAGCATCTGCTACTGCACAGGTTAATGTTTATGCACAAAGTTATGCAGGCGGTGGCGCACTAGGAGTCGCAGGAAACTTAGGTATCGGCACCAGCACACAAATTTTAAATCAAATTGCTATTCCTCCTACAGAGACTTTTATCATGGATACTGAAAAATTTATCATGGAAAGCAATGACAGATTAGATGCTACCGAAGTTTCCGGTAATGGCGGAATCGTAACTTGCACAGTTAGTGCAATAGTAACTTCATAATGAAATACGTAAAAAAACTAAACCTAAATCGTAAACGTCCGTCTAGCCCGGAGTTTAATGTCGTAGTCGACCACTATGTGTCAGGACTTCCCTATGAGCGTATCGAAACTAATAGTCCTGTTAGTATCCAAGTACCGGCTGGCCCACAAGCAAGCCGTCCAACAGTTTATAAAAACGGTCAGTTACGTTACAATCAAACACTACAAGAATTAGAAGCTTACATAAATGGCACATGGGAAATTATTAGAACCGTGCGTCAACCTACTATCAGCTATAAAAGCTATTCTGGCGCAAATTATTTGAACACAATATTTGGACCATTGGCTTATGCTACAGATATTACAAAACCTCAGAACGTTGCGGTATATATTGAAAACGTTCCACAACTACCAGACACCAGTAATATTGCAGGTAGCAATATTGCAGGAAATTATCAACTAGTAAATACTCCTGCGGTAGCAAGACAATTATCAACTCCTGTTGTTCAAGGAGCAGTTACTCTTAACCTATTAACTCTACAAGATGTTCAAGGTGGTATTAGTCAAAGAGTAGTTGGACCTGGCATTGCCGCAGGTACAGTGGTTCAGTCCATAACAAACACAGCAACAAATACTATCAGGATTAGCGTACCTACAACAGCCGCTATTAATACAAGTAGTGTTATACAATTTGTATTCTCAACAGGAACCTACGTTCAATTTACAGGTCCTGCACCGTCTAAAACTGTTTACACAGTACAAGGACTTGACGGTTATTTCCCAACACCTAACGGACTTTTCGAGTCCTAAAACCACAGTTTTAACAGTATAGAATAAATACTAGTGATGCCAATTCATGGCAGAACATACTGTGGTAAACCCGCAATGTAAGGTGGTTATCCGTGAAACTCGGTGTATAAGGAGCTCTATAGCATGGCCGTAGGTCGCATAACAGGTCCGTTACTTGCAAGCAATTTGCTTCGTGATGGAATAGATATACAAGTACAAAATGGTTTACTGTACCTTGACGTAACCAACAATAAAGTCGGTATTAATACCCAGACTCCTGCTTATGACTTAGATGTCAACGCAACTATACACTCAATAAAACTAGTTGTTGATACTACATCAACATTGGGTCTTTTAACAGTTTCAAAGTCCGGAGTTGGAGCATCAGCAAGTGCAACTATTAGCACAGTAAGTGGTCCTCTAAATATTACTCCAGCCGCAAATCAAACAGTATTTGTCGGAACAAACACAACTATCGGTGGAAATTTACACGCACAAGGTAATATTACAGCCGATGGAAACATCATCTTAGGTAGCAATCAATTAGTAGATACTCTAGCACTTGGTGCAGAAATTATCAGCAGTATAATTCCTAAGACAACAAACACATATAATATCGGTAGCACAACTAGTAACTGGGCTAACGGTTATTTTAACGGATTAGAAGTCGGTGGCTTGAATATTTCAGGCACAACTATTGCGGCCGCACAAGCAGGCGTTGGCATTAATATTGGAGCAACACCGGCGCAAGACATTAACGTAACTCCAATTACAAATCCTTTAGTTAATATCAATGGTCCTATTAGAGTTTGGGGAGATCATCCTCTAGGTACTGCTCCTGTTGTTTCAAATGTTCTATATGTTACAATGGACGGAGATGACACCAATGACGGTCGTGCGATGGATCCAAGTCGTGCTTGCCGTACTATTAGCGGTGCAACTAAATCACCATTTTATCAATCAGGTACAAGCATTAAAGTTTCGCCAGGCCGTTATCTAGAAAATAATCCTATCGAATTAAAACCTTATACTTCTGTTATCGGTAGTGACTTACGTACAACAGACGTTGAACCGATTAACAAGACTCGCGATTTATTCCACGTACAATCTGGTTGCTATGTTGCCCAGATGCGTTTATTAAATGGTCGTTCTGGTTTAATCCCAGGGGGCTACGGTGTTACTCCATACGGTTACAAGGTAGGTAATAATCGCGGTGCTTATGCAACTGCTTTCCCAACTAATGGAACTATAGATCTATATCACTCACCATACATACAAAACGTAAGTAATCAATCCGGTCCTTGGTTGTATGATGGTACCATGTTTATTCCTAATCAAACTGTACAGATTCCAGAAGCTGTCGGTACCGCAAGCTATGCGGCAAACACAAATACTATCACTGTAACTCTTTCAACAGGTAGTTTGTATGTTGGCCAAGCAGTTAATTCAGGTCCACAAGATGAAGGTTATTTTGCGGCTCGTTCGCTATTGTTAGCAAATGAAGCGTTCATACAAGAACAAGTAGTTGCATGGACAAATCAAGAATACGGTGGCCCATTCCAATATAATTCAGCTAAATGTACTCGAGACACTGGATTGATCATTGACGGCCTAGCACTAGATGTTCTATATCAAGGAAACAGCCAATCTGTTTTCTCTGGATTACAATACTGGAATCAAAGCGGATATGTAGGATCTGTAGGCGGAGAAGTAACAACAACAACTGCGGCAATTAACTGGATCGCAAGCCTAACATCTGCGATTATTTTAGGCCAATCAGTTCCATTCACTTATCAAAATACAATTACACAAACTGTAGTAACTAGCGTTGGTAACTCTGCCGATGTGACAGCAGTACAAAATGATTTTAAAGTTATTACAAACATTTTAACAACAGGTACTACTGCTGTTACCGATAAAATTATTCCTAACGGAGCAGTTACTACAGCAACACATACTCTAAATGCTTACGCGGCATTACAGGCCAACCGTTCTTTCTTACAAGCAGAAGCTATTGCTTGGGTAGAAGCTAATAAAACAATCGGCTTTACATACAATCAAGCCAAGTGCTATAGAGACACTGGATTGATCGTTGATGCTATCGTCCAAGATATGTTGTTTGGAGGCACAAGCCAGTCAACATTTGCTGGTATTCAATACTACAATCAAACATCATCTGTTATTCCTGGAGAGCAAACAACAACCACTGCGGCAATTAGCTACATTAGTCAATTGGCACAACGTATTGTTGTTAATGATTTGACTGGTACACGTTATCAAAGTACTGTAACACAAACAACAAGTCCAACACCTGGTACTTCTGCAGAAGCAAGTACAGTTGGTACAGACTTTAGTTTGATAGTACAAATTATAAACAGCGGAACAGCTGGTGTTACAGATTTAATCGTTCCAAACGGAATAGTTGCAAGTTCTAACGCAAACATTCAACACGCTTATGCGTTGTTGCAAGCTAATAAAAATTACATGGAAGCAGAAGCAACTGCCTTCGTTAACAGTACATATCCTAGCTTCAGCTACAGCGGAACCAAGTGTGCTAGAGATATCGGCTATATGGTTGATTCTGTTGCATTTGACTTATTGTACGGCGGCAATCGACAAGCAATTCAATCAGGTGTTTACTATTATGGTTATTCAGGCACTTCTAGTGCTATTCCAGGAGAACAAGCGCAAACTCTAAATGCTTATAATTTTATTAACAATCTAATTACAGATATTGTTACTGCTACTCCTATAGCAACACCATATCAATATACAGCAACACAGGTTACAAGCCTACCAGCAGGTACAACAAGCGAAGTAACAAGCCTACAGAATAATCTATCTGTTATTACTAGTATCATTACAGGTGGTCCGAGCTCAGCATCTGCACCAACAAGCATTCCACAAACAATAAGTGCAAATTCAAATGTTCTACATGCCGCGGCAATAGTTGAAGCTAACAGAACATTTATTCAAGCAGAAGTTATTGCTTACACAAATTCACAGTACGCAATTTATGATCAAGCCAAGTGTGCTCGCGATACAGGATTGATAGTTGATGCATTGGCATTTGATTTATTATATCCAACTAAAGGCAACAGTCAATCAACATTTGCAGGTTTGCAATATTGGAATCAAGGCACTTATATCAAACCAATAGGCAGTGAAATTATCACTGCTACTAATGCTATATTGTTTGCTAGCAAGTTGGCTCAACAAATTGTAGTTGGCTCAACAGCAGGCCCGAGATATCAAAGTACTTTAACACAGATTACAAACTTAACTCCTGCTACTTCTAATGAAGTTGCATTAGTTGCCGCAGACTTTAATACTGTTATTGGAATTTTAAATAACGGCACTGCTGGTGTTACAGAAAATATTGTTCCTAACACAACAGCAAGCTCTACAGCAAGTATTGTTGCGGCTTACAATTTATTAAATGCGAATCGACAATATATCCAAGCAGAAACTGTTGCGTATGTTGATTCTATTCGCGGAACATTCCCATACAATCATTCTAAATGCGAGCGCGATACACGATTAGTAGTCGATGCTCTTGTACAAGATTTAATCTTCCAAGGTTCAAGTCAAACTGTATTTTCAGGTTTACAATACTGGAATCAAACTACAACTGCGATACCTGGAGAAGTTACAACAACTACAAACGCAATTAACTATGTTTCTAGTCTAGCACAGAAAGTTATTGCTAACAACCAAACAGGTATACGTTATCAATCGACAGTAACACAAAACGTATCATTCACTCCTGGTACTTCAGCCGAACAGGCTCTAATTGGTACAGATTTTTCAGTAATTACAGATCTAATTACCAATGGTACAGCAGGTGTAAGCGATATGATAGTTCCAAACGGAATTACACCTAGTTCAAATAACAATGTAACTAATGCTTATAATATTTTACAAGCAAACCGTGCATACCTAATTGCAGAAGGTGTTGCTTATGTTGAGTCAACCAAGACTAGCGGATTTACATACGATGGTACAAAATGCCAACGTGATATTGGCTACATGGTTGACTCAGTATCTTTTGATTTGTTGTATGGCGGTAATCGTCAAGCTATTCAATCAGGTGTTTACTATTTTGGATACTCAACAACATCAAGTGCTATTCCGGGAGAAATCACAGAAACTGTAGCAGGTTACGCACATATCGGTGGTATCATTTCCAGTATCATACAGGGATTTGCGATAGGAAGCTCATATCAGACATGGGTATCACAAACAACATCTGGATTGGGCGGAACTACTTCAGAAGTAAACTATGTACAGACTCTGATCAGTACTTTGGAAAACATCATTCAAAATGGTCCTAGCCAAGCTCCTGCAGAAAGTCCAATCAGTTTAACACGTAGTAATAATCCTAACGTTCTAAATGCGGCAACATTATTACATAACAATAGAGAATTTATTACCCAAGAAGTTGTAGCATACATTGATGCAACATATAACACAAATACATTCACATATAATGAATACAAGTGTAAGCGTGATACAGGCCTAATTGTTGATGCCCTATTACAAGATCTATATTTTGGCGGAACAAGTCAATCGACTTTTGCTGGCATCCAATATTGGAATCAAACTACAACAACTATTCCAGGTGAAGTTTCAACTACTACATCGGCTATTGCTTATGTTTCATCGTTGGCTCAACGTATCGTAATGAATGATACGACCGGTCTTCGTTATTCAACATCTACACAAGTAACTAACCTAAGTGCCCCAGGCACAGCCGCAGAAGCAACTGTGGTTGCTAATGAGTTTGCGACTATTGTAAACATTATAACAACCGGCACAACAGGTATTACTGATAAGATAATTCCAAACGGAATTACACCAAGTACAAAAGCCAATGTATTAAATGCTTACACTTTATTAGAAGCTAATAAGAGCTACCTACAGGCAGAAGCAGTTGCGTACATTACAGCAACAGCACCTTCGTTCGTATATGATAAGTCAAAGTGTGCTAGAGATGTAGCCTATATGGTAGATTCTGTTGCGTTTGATTTGAAATGGGGCGGAAATCGTCAAGCTATACAATCAGGCACTTACTATTTTGGTTATAGTTTAACTTCTAGTGCTATTCCAAATGAAAGCACAGAAGTTTTAGATGCTTACACATACCTAAGTTCACTAGTTGGTAGTATTGTAACAGCAACACCGGTAGTTCCTTATCAAACTGCAATCAGCCAAGTGTCTAACTTACCTGTTGCAACAAATACAGAAGTTACTGCTCTGCAAAATAATGTTTCTTATATTAAAAATATTATTGCAAACGGTCCAAATGTTGCAAGTGCGCCTACATCAATTCCTTTAGCACCTAGTGCATCTTCTAGTGTATACAATGCTGTACAATTATTAGAAGCTAATCGTGCATTTATACAAGCAGAACTAACAGCGTACATCAACAACAAATATAATGTATTCACATACAACGAAGATAAATGTTTCCGTGACACAGGATATATTGTTGACAGTATTGCATTTGACTTGTTACACGGCGGTAATCGTCAAGCAACACAAGCCGGAGTTTACTACTACGGATTCTCAAATACACAAAGCGCAATACCTGGAGAACAGGCAAACACAGTTGCGGCTTACGATAGGATCAAATCTATCATAGGTCCTATTATATTAGGACAACCTATCACTAAGTCAGCAGGTAATCCTAGCTCACAAGTTACTGGCTTACCAATTGCAACTCAATTACAAGTTACTTCTCTACAATCTCTTGTAGATGACATCACTAATATTATTGACATTGGTCCAAGCGCGGCCGCAAGTGCTATACCAATTAGCTTAACAGCTAGTTCAGATGTTAATGCACAAAAAGCATTTAACTATCTAATGGCAAACCGTTCGTTTATTGTAAACGAAGTTATTGCTTATGTTAACGCTCAGTACGGAACAGCATTTGAGTATGATGCAGTTAAATGTAAACGTGATATCGGTTACATGATCGACTGTGTTAGCTTTGATTTGCTTCGCGGCGGTAATCGTCAAGCTATTCAAGCAGGTACACTATACTTTGGATATAACAGCAATTCGACTACTTTAATCAATGAATTAAAGCAAACTGTTATGGCCTACGAATACATGGCTACATTAGTAAATGCAGTTGTACAAAATCAGGCATTAAGCAATTTCTATCAATCCGATATTCCACAGACATTGATCGAAAATGCGCCATCGACTTCTGCTATTGCGGCAGAATTAGTAAGCGACATTTCCTTGATGACTCGAATCATCAGCAACGGTCCTTCAGAAGCTCCTGCTTTAATTCCAATTAGTTTAACAGAGTCGGCTGATGCTAACAGAGCTAATGCGTATGCTCTCTTAGAAGCTAATCGTTCATTTATTGTAGCAGAAATTATTGCGTTTGTCAATACACTACCTAATTTTGTTTACGATCAAGCCAAGTGTTATCGTGACGTGGGTATTATTGTCGAGAACCTAGCGTTTGATATTTCTTTTGGTGGAAACCAAAAAGCAGTTGAGTCTGGTTTAGGATATTACAAAGGCGTAACATCTGTAATCCAGGGAGAAACAACACAGACTATTGGTGCGATCAATTACATCAATACTTTAGCAAATTATATTATTAATAATCAAGTTGCTCCAAATGTGATCGGTAGTACTGCTACACAATCACAGGTTATCAACACAGCATTAGTGGGCGGCGGAATAGCAAGCACAGCATTAGCTAATGGTGTTTCGATTATAACAGACATCATTCAGAATGGCCCAAGTGCGGCTCCAGACAGTTACATTGGTGCGGCAATTGACCCTGCATACATGAGTGCAGAAATATTATTGCAGTTAAACAGAAGCTTTATACAAGAAGAAGTTGTTTCTTATGTCAACGCACAGTTCTTAACATTCCCATATGACAGTAAGAAATGTTCACGTGATACAGGATTGATAGTCGATGCCGTTGCATTTGATATGCTATATCCAAGTAATCCTTACAGTCAATCAACATTTGCCGCGATTCAATATTGGAGTCAGAACGGGTATACCGGTGCTATCGAAAGCGAACTATCGACAACTACAAATGCTATTTCTTATCTAAGTGGCCTAGCATCAAGGATCATTCTAAACGATACTACAGGTGCAAGATATCAAAATAACATCACACAAACAACTATTCCAGGTGCTCCGGCAACACAGAATGAAGTTGTTGCGCTAGGTGCAGAGTTTTCTATCATTACAGAAATTATCAACAATTATACAGTAACTGGATTACCAATTACTGATGGTATTGTTCCTAACGGTAATGCAACAACTTCTATAACAATTAATAACGCTTACGCACTACTGCAAGCTAACAGACAGTATCTACAAGCAGAAACAGTTGCTTGGGTTGAAGCTAATAAGACAGCCGGCTTTAACTATGATAGAGCAACTTGTTTCCGTGATGCAGGATACATGATAGACTCTGTGTCTTTTGACTTGCTACATGGTGGTAACCGTCAAGCAGTTCAAAGTGGTGTTTACTATTACAGCTACACTAGTGGATCTACACAGATCTCTGGACAAACAACACAAACAGTTGCGGCATTTAATCACATTGCCACAGTTGCTGAAGCATTGATCAGAGGTCAAGTAGTTACTCCTACTACTGGTAATTTAGCGTTACCAGTTACTGGATTGCCAACAGCTAGTGCGGCTGAAGTAACACAGATACAAAATATCTTCTCTAATATTACAAACTTAATCCAAAATGGTCCAAGCGTACTTGGTACTAAACAGCCAATTGGTTTAACACCTAGCCAGAATATTAACGTACAACACGCATACAATATTTTAGAAGCTAATCGTGCATTCCTACAAGCTGAGATGGTGGCATGGGTTGATTACACATATAACAGTAACGGATTCAATTACAATCAAGCACTATGCTATAGAGATACAGGATTTATTGTTGATGCAATTAGCCAAGACATATTACTAGGTGGAAATCATAAATCAATTGAAGCCGCTGTAACTTATTGGGTAGGTTCCGTAAGCGCCATTCCTGGAGAGATTACACAGACAATGGCCGCATACAATTACCTAGCACAAATAGCTAGCAACGTTGTATCTAACTCTACGTTTACACAGATTTCATACGCAACACAGATAGTAAATCCTTTCTACGCAAATGGTAACGAAGCTATTCCAAGAATTGAAAGTTTAGTTGCTATGATGAATAACATTATCGAAAATGGACCAAGTGCGGCTCCAGAAGGATACGACGGTTCGGGATTGTTCCCAGTGCGTTTTGATCCTATTATCGATAACGTAAACATTGCTCCACAAATTGCAAGCCTTTCAACAAATACAGATGGATCATATACTGTAGGATTGACACAGAATACTGTGGGAGCAGGTACAAACTATACAATGTACTTTGGTCAGACCAGTGTGTATCCTGTGCAGACTAAAGATGTTCCAGAAAACTGGGCGCAACGTGCGATCGATCCGTTTGGTTCAATGGGCGGTAGCTTAGTCGACGGTGCAGTTATAAGTAGACGTTCACCGATCCAATCGTTCGTTTATGATGCGTATACTCAAATTAACCAAGGTGGTGTTGGTATCAAGATTACCAACAACGGATATGCACAGCTAGTTTCTGTGTTTACGATTTTCTGTGGAACATCTGTTGTCACAGACAACGGCGGTATTTGTTCTATTACTAACTCTAACGCCAACTTCGGTGATTACTGTTTAGTATCTAAGGGATACGGTTACTTAGATTTCTTTGGTGAAGTTTATAACCCACCAAAACTACCGTACTATCCAAACGGTGTGTACCCAAGCAGTCAAGTAGTCGAAGTATATTGTCCAGATCCAAACAATCGTCCACACATTGGTCAGATCATGGAAGTTGTTGCTCCAGAAGGTTACACCAACAACCAAGGACTACCAGGCTTCTTATCAGCCAATCCAAATACAAGTACTATTACAACAGGTACAGTGACAATCAACGGCATTGATAATTCAGGTATTGTTATTGGTCAAAATGTTTATATCATTGATCAATACGGAAATTATACAGATATCAACGGTACTTATTATTGTGCAACAGGTACAACAGTTGCCGACGTTGGATTCCAAAGCCTTACATTAAGCAAAGCCTTACAAACAGGCGGTGGCGATGCCAATAATCCAACATACTTCACGATTTATGTATCTGGTAATGCTTACTATACAGTTTTAAGTTCTGTATTAGCTCCAGATCCACTAACTCCTGGCCAATCATTTATTAGTGCCGCAGTTAACTCAACTGGAAACGATAATACTGCGCAAGAAGCACAGGCAATCACATTTATTTCTAATCTAGCAGATAGCGTTGTTGCAAACACATTGGCTACAGCTTTACAAAACACAACTACACAAATTACTCAACTTTCGTTGACAGGTGGTGTGCAGGCTGTACCAACAATGAATGGGCTGTTTGATCAGATATCTTACATCATTACTAATGGACTGAATTCTGCACCATCGAGTACTGTAACTTATGGCACTCCTGTGGCAGGTGCGGCTAGTGCGGCCTCATTATTATTACAAAATAAAGCGTTCTTCCAAGCAGAAACTCTTGCATACTTGAATAGTTTATATTTTGTTTATG